AATTCAGTTGCAGGAGGTGGTGTATCTATGCCACCAGACGCAGTACAAGATAAGAAAAAGAAAAAAGAAATTATGACAAGACTTGGTACTACGGTCAAAGAAAACAAAGAAACTAATAGTGTTCTTTTAAATCAAGTACTAGACCAAATGGATAAGATAGATGTCATAGTTGACGAAAAAACTTATGGCAAAACTGAAATAGAATTTATTGAAGAACCACAAGATAAGAAATCTGTATTAGAAAAAGCTGGGTTAAAAGAATTTGGTGCTTTCAATGGTACGATAGGTAGTGGAAGTTATGGTGCAATGCACCCTATTGCTAGTTTAGGTGATACACCACCTAAAGGTAGACATAGAACAATGAGGTCTGTAGGATTAGTTTCTCAAACAGATCCAACTTTAAAAAAAGAAATATCTGATAAACTTAAATCAAAAGTTTTAGATAGAAAAATTAAAAGATTCACTAAAAAGTTTAGGCAGAATCTAAAAGATAGGAAACCATAGGACAATATATGAAAAGATTTAATGGACTGCTAGACGCTATATTTTTACCACCAAGAAATTGGGTATTAAACAATGCGTTAAAATTTATAGCAGATTTAAACGAAGTAGAGATAAGTAAATTAAACAAATGCAATGTTGCAGTTAAAGACAATGGAGAAGTTACCGTACCTGCTGGATACATAACAGATTTAGCTAGTGTACCAAGATTAGCTTGGGCAGTAATAGCTCCGTTTGATGTTGCTAGAGCAGCAGTAGTACACGATATACTTTATGAAAAAATTAATGGTGCATTTAAAAAAGGTAACATTAAAAGTAAAAGTGAGAGAGAAGAATATAGAGCAATAGCAGATAACATATTCAGACAAGGTATGGAATATGCTGAACCTTCTGTCTCAAAATTTAAAATCGTATGTGCTTATTACGCAGTAAGAATGTTTGGCCGTTGGGCAATCAATAGCTCAGCACCTAGAGGAGCGAAACCGAAGAAATAATATGTGGTTCTTTTTAATAAAATCCGCTATGGGAGCAATCGTAGGTCAAAGTACCAATGCCTGGTTTAAGAAAACTAAAATGGGACATTGGTTTTATAAGAAGGTTGACCAATGTTATAGTTGGGCAGCTAAAAGATATGATTTAGATGTATTAACAAAGGAAGAAAAACTTATCAAAAAGTTTCCTTCGTTAAGTGCAAAGATAAATAAACTAGAAGACCAAGTAGCTAAAATGAAATTAGAGTTGGTCAATCTTAAAGGAAGGAAGAAATAATGTTTTTAACAATAGGATTAGTTATAGGATTTGCTTTAGGTTGGTATGTTAACGAGAAATTTGAAGACTTAGCAGGTCTAGTTAAAAAATTAAAATTCTGGAAGTAGAGTAAACTTATGTTTGGTTATATGAAAATGGCAATGGTTGTAATAATGATTAGTGGACTTGCAGGTGCAGGTCTCTATGTTATGAAATTGCAGAAAGACAATGCAATTTTAAAAGCTAACCAAGTCAAGTTAGAAGCTGCCGTTGAAGGTCAAAAGAAAGTTATAGCCCAACAAAAAGAAGACTTTGGTAAAATCCTTGAAGCAAATAATAAGATGAATACTCTTATGAATAAACTTCAAAAGGATTTACAAGATTTAGACAAGAGATTTACTAAAGGTGGAAGAGACTTTGGTAAACTTGCATTAGAAAAAACGAAAGTCATACAGAAAATAATCAATAGAGGTAGCGATAATGTTATGCGTTGTGTTGAAATTGCAGGTGGAGCTGCCTTAACTGAAGCTGAAATTAAAGCAACGAAGAAAAGTGAAATCAATAGGGAGTGCCCAAGTATAGCAAATCCAAATTATGTCCCGTATAGTAATTAGTATTTTATTCATAGTCCTTTTAACTGGATGCTCAAGTATTAAAAAACTTGACATATTCACAACAGAAGTTGAAAGACAAAAATTAGAATTAGCAAAACCAACATTACCACAATTAGAAAAACTTAAATGGATTATCATCACTTCTGATAATGCTGCTGAAGTATTCCAGAAGTTAGAAGATGAAGGTATTGATCCTGTGTTATTTGGATTAACAGATAAAGACTTTCAATTAATCGCTAAAAACTTTGCTCAAATTAGAAATCATATGAAAGCAACAAACGATTTGATTGACGCATACCAAGAATATTATGAGCCAAAGGAGAAGAAATCAAAGAACAAAGAGTAATTTATGGACGCAGATATAGTATTAATGATAAGTAGATTGTGGCCAATATTTGTGGCATTTATATTATTAATAGTAACCTTAGCACAATCACATTACCGAATAAAAGTTTTAGAAGAAAAAGTTAAAGTAGCATTTGAACTAATTAACAAACTGACAGACAGAAAGTAATAACCTGATATACTCAAATCACATAGGTGATAGGAGATAAATAATTATATGATATTAGAATATGTATGGCTTGATGGTTATAAACCAGAGCCGAACCTACGAAGTAAAATCCAAGTAACCGATTCCGCTGAAGTACCTGAATGGTCTTTTGATGGAAGTTCCACACAACAAGCAGAAGGAAGCTCATCCGATTGTGTATTGAAACCTATAAAAGTATACAAAGGTTTTGATGGCATAGATAAGTTTGTTTTTTGTGAAGTTGTAAACAATCAATCAAACACTAGACAATATGTTAATCCATCAAAAGATTGGTGGTTTGCATTTGAACAAGAATACTTTTTTTATCAGAATGGTAACCCATTAGGTTGGCGTAATGATATTGCTGCTCCAAAACCACAAGGAGAGTTTTATTGTGGTGTAGGTCCAGAAAACGCAGTAGGCAGAAGTATAGTAGAAGAACATTTACATAAATGTTTAGACGCTGGTATTGATATTAAAGGTATCAATGCTGAAGTGGCATTAGGTCAATGGGAGTATCAATGTATGGGTAAAGGTATTGAAGCTGCTGATGACTTATGGATGTCCAGATACTTCTTACAAAGAATTGCTGAAAAACATTGTATAACAATCAATTGGCAACCTAAACCTATAACAGGAGACTGGAATGGTTCAGGTCTACATCTTAATTTCTCTAACAAAAAGATGAGAGAAGAAGGTGGCGAAGAATACTTAAAAAATATGTGTGAAACTATTGGTCATAACCACCACCCTAAAAAAGTTTCAAGTGAATATGGTTCTAATAACGACAAACGATTAACAGGACTACACGAAACACAAAGTATCAATGATTTTTCATACGGAGTATCTGATAGAGGTGCTAGCATAAGAATACCAAGTGGTACGGTTGATAATAATTGGAAAGGTAGACTAGAAGATAGAAGACCTGCTAGTAATGCTGACCCATATAGAGTATTGAAATATCTATTAACATCTATTGATGGAAAAAGTGCGTATTTAAATGGTGAAATAGAAGTTGCTGATAGAGTAGAACAGATGGATTATATTAGTGATGACGCAGTTGCACCTAGTTAATTACTTAACCGAATAACAATTAATTTTTTCTTCCTTACCTTTTACTTTAACTTTACCAAGTTTATAGAACGGAAAATCTCCAGCGATACTATTTTCTGATATTACAATAGTTGTATTGAATTCTTTACTTTGACCTTCTAATCTACTTGCAAGATTAACAGCGTCACCGATAACAGAATAATCAAACCTTTGTTCACTACCCATATTACCTACAAGACAATCGCCTGTATTGATACCTATACCAATATTTAAAGGTGGGTTAAACTCTCCACTCTTATTCATTTCTTTAACGGTTCTTCTCATTTGATACGCAGATATTATTGCTAGTCTTTTATGTTCTGGATTATCAAGTGGTGCATTCCAAAATGCCATAATACAATCTCCCATATACTTATCAATAGTACCACCATTTTTAAGTATTATAGTTGTCATTGCAGTAAGAAACTTATTAACATACTTAGCAACTTTTTCTGGTTCGCCTTTCATTGATTCAGTTATAGGAGTAAAACCTCTTATATCAGAAAACAAAAATGTCATTTCTTTTCTCTCCCCACCTAGTTTTAATAGTGATGGATTTTGTTGTAATTTTTTAACCATTTGAGGTGCTAGATAATGTTCAAATTGTTTTTTAATTTGTAGTTTCAATCTATTTTCTCTAGCAAAATTATTGTATATTAAATGACCTGAAACTAAAGTACCTATTACTAATGGACTTAACCAATCAGTTAGATATAAATGTTTAGTCCATAGATATGTACTTGCAAGTGCAATGTTTGTAGTGTAACCAAAATATATTAATGCAGAAGATAATACACCTAATCTAGGAATTAAAATCAATAGTATTAGACCACCTATTATTATGTAAAGAATCTCTCCAATAGGTAACCAATCTGGTCTACTAATAAACTTACCAGACAATAAAGTTTCTGTACCAACTGCCATAATTTCGTGTGTGTTTTTTAAACCACTTGGAGTTAATGCAAAAGTAGAACCTTTAAATGTAGTACCTATAAAAACTATCTTACCTTTCATAGATGACCAATCTCTATCAGTATAATCTATTCTAGGAATATGATGTCTAAAGTCTAACCAAATATCATCTACTTCAGGTGTAGGAAAATTTATTATTTTTAAGATAACTTCTGGTATAGACTTATCAATTGGTAGTTTTCTTATAGTGCCATCTATATCAACAGGCACAGATACATTACCTATACCTTTTGCTTTTCTGGATATACTTTGTAAATTTTTAACTTCATTTGTTTCAGTTAGTATGACAGGATATTTTGTAATCATTTTCAAAAACATTTCATCACCACCTAATCTATCTTTATGTGGAAAGACTACTTGTAAGACTACTAGAGCGGCACCATTTTTATACGCATTGATTATAGTACGACCAAGTAAATCTCTTTTCCACGGCCATTGTCCATTCTTTTTTAATGCTTTGTCTGAAATATCCAATAGGACTAGACTTTTGGAATCTAAATGTGTCCCAAACTTCTGGTAATTATCAAAGGTTGCTAGTTTAGTTGATTGTAATAATACTGGATTTACCAAGTAAATTCCGAGAAGTATAATGAAGGTCAGATAAACTGCCCATTTTGTATTAAATATTTGATTCATATCAATCCTCGTTAACTATTTATTATAAATATTATAGTATAATTAGGAGAGATATGAGACTTATTACAAGTATATTACTTACACTTGTCTTTATTACTAGTGCTTACTCAAGCGAATTAACATTTGATTTTGATAGTCCATCGTTTTCAGGTAAAGGAAAAAGTTCACATTACCTTACGATAGAGAACATTGAGAAGACTAGAAAAGACGCAATCAAAGCAGCAGACAAAGCGGCAGCTGATAAAGCAACAGCAGACGCTAAGGCAACTGCTATAGCAAAATTCAAAGCAAATTTAGAGAGTAGATTCTATACTGCTCTAGCAAAACAAATTACGGACAATGTATTTGGGTCTGATGGTTTACAACAAGACTCAGGAACATTTACTTCACCTATTGGTGGAGAAGTTATAACTTGGACAACTACAACAACAGGTTCAAATGATACGGTAACGGTAGTGGTCACAGAATCCGATGGTACGGTAACAACATTTACTATGCCTAAAGAAGACAACTCATAGGAAATATATGATAAGAATTATATCTTTGTTATTGCTTACACTATTTTTGGGTAGTTGTGCGAGTACAAAATCAGATTTTGATGTAAGAACACAAACGGTATCTTATAAAGGACTGACAGAAATTAATTCACCTAAAGGCGAACCAGTAGTAATTGCTGTGTATGACTTTGTTGATATGACAGGTCAAAAGAAACCAGGTGGAAATTTTGCGTCAATGAGTACAGCGGTAACGCAAGGTTCATATCAACTTTTAATTAAAGCATTGCAAGACGCAGGCGAAGGCAAATGGTTTAGAGTTGTTGAAAGAGCAAGTCTACCAAGTCTATTACAAGAAAGAAAATTAATAAGGTCTACAAGACAACAAGTTAATGGTGAAGGTGCAGAACCTTTACCACCATTACTATTCGCTGGTGCATATATCACAGGTGGTATAGTAGGATATGATAGTGATACTAAATCTGGTGGTGTTGGTGCAAGAATATTAGGTATTCAAGCACACAAACAATACAGACAAGATGTGGTTACTATTATATTAAGATTGATTAATGTACAAAGTGGTGAAGTAGTAATAACTACAACCGTTGAAAAGACTATACTTTCAGGCGAGACAGGTGCAGATGTATTTAAATATTTAGATACAGATACAATGTTATTAGAAGTAGAGGTTGGTGTTGCAAGAAACGAACCAGTTACCTATGCAGTAAGAAAAGCAATAGAAAAAGGTGTAGTAGATTTAATTAACGAAGGTGCTAAAAAAGGACTATGGGAAATTGATGTACCAGTAGTGCCAGAAATTAAAGATTATGTAGAAGATGGTCACGCATTAGATAACTATGATGGTGAGAAAACTCCAATAACCGTAGAGATAGGTGAGGAAAAAGTTGAGAAAACATACGAAGACTTTTTAAAACAAAAAGAAGAAGAAAAAGAAGCACGAAAAAGAGATTTAAAAATCAAACTAGAGTGTGAGAAAAACGCTAACGCTACAGGAAAAGTATCTGAAAAATGTACAGATATGGTTGATGAAAGAGATTGGGAAGAAGTAGACAAAGCAACAGAAGAAACCAAAATAAAGGAGAATGCTGATGAAACAAATAATGATAGCGATAGTGATTCTTCTAGCGACACTAACTAATAGTTTCGCTGGTAATTCTGTTTATATCCAACAAGATAATCAGGATTCAGATGGTTCTATCTTTGTAAAACAAGATGGTACTGGTAATAAGTTTGGTTATTCAACATCATATCCATTTAAAATAGATGGAGAGAATATCACAATCATAATTAATCAAATTGGTAATAGTAATGTTACCGATAATACTTATCACTTAACCTTTATGGGTGATGATATGACTTTAGATTACAATGCTAAAGGTAACTCTAACAAATTAAGACTAGACATAGATGACACAGGCGCTGATGGTCATTGGTATGACTTTGATATTACAGGTGATTCAAATATAGTAGATTTTGATACTTGGACTACCGATGATGTACAGAAAACCAATGTTGATTTAGATATTACAGGTGACTCAAATGTTTTTTGGGTTCGTAGTAGAGGTGACCAACATTTTTGGTATGTTCTTATGTCTGGTGACTCAAATGATGTACAGATTTATACTCCAGCAGATTCAGTAGGGTTTAATACAAACTCTAATAAGTCTATTGGTCCTAACACAACATCACACGGACAATTTGCAGATAGTTCAGGTAGTGAAGGTGCAAGTGCTGACATTTATATAATTGGTAATTCAAATAGATTACATACTTCAACATATGGTACAGGTAACTATCAACTACACGACATTATAGGTTCTTCAAATATTTTAGATATTCACTCTAGTTATACTAGTGCTGATACTGATCCATATGGAGATACTATGTTGATATTAGGTGATAGCAATTATTTAAGGACTTATATTTCTGGTGATAGCAATACAATTAGATTACATATGGCAGGTGGAAATAATACTGCCAAGATTTATCTTTATACAGATAGTTCAGTAATAAACTTTGACCAATCAGGTGGTGGCAATTTTGGTTATGTAACCATAACAGGTGATAGTATTTACGATTACACTTTAAACTTTTCACAAAACGGTTCAGATAGTTGTACATATTCATACAACAGAAACAATCAAACAGCAGACACAATAGCTACCGTATCAAACGGATGTTAAAATGCGAAAGTTTTTAACCTTATTAACTTTCATAGTACTTTTCTGTACTAGTGCAATAGCTCAAATAACAGGTCCAAAAGTTGGCGAAGTCATAGGTTCAATGGGTACAACTTGGAACGAAAGAGAAGGTGAAACTCAAAACACTTCAACTGGTTATGAGTTGCAGATGAAAGACTTTCTTCAAACAGGTGAAGATGGTGGTATGATAATAAAGTATGTTGATGATACTAAATTTACAATGGGACCAAATACAGAATTAACTATTGATGAATTTGCTTTTGATACTTCTGTTGTACCGATAGAATTAGCAATGAACATATCTGTTGATGTTGGTTCGTTTACATATGAATCAGGAAATGTATCCAATCTAGGTGGTGAAGTTAATATTAATGCTGGTAACGCTACGATTACGGTACAAGGTACAGCGTTTTCAGGATCAGTAGATACTTCAGGTAAAGCAACGATTACTTTATTGCCAGATAGTTCAGGTCAAGTAGGTATGGTAACCGTATCCAATGACGCAGGTAGTCAGACTATTACAAATGCTTACCATTCAGTAACCGTTTTCTCAAATGACTTAACACCTACACCTCCAAAAATAGAAACTAATAAACAAAACATTATTGAGTTAGAACAATTTGAAGAAGATATAAAAGACGAAGTTGAAAAATCTTTTGGTGATGTAGATATGAAAGCTGAAATGTCTAAAGAAGACCAAGCAATACAAGATATGGAAGAGGCAATCATAAATGAAGAAGCTTCAGTTGTAGAAAATAATGATACAATTGTTGCAACAGATTTATCTGTTAGTGAATCAGATTCAATGATTGAAATGGAAAGTAAAGAAGAAAAGAATTTAGATACAACGATAGATTCAACAGAAGTTGATACATCTTATTATGATTCCTGGGAAGATGATTTAAAAGATTGGGGTTATATAGATGAAGATAACCAAATTTCAGTTTGGGACGCAGATGGCGAAAAAACTATGGATTGGGATGACGCAAAGAAAATGTATGCAGAAATGGACCAAGCATACTTTGACGCTATTGGTTGTGAAGGAGATTGTAATTGGGATAATATTGATTGGGATTCCGTAGATTGGGATTCAGTTGATTGGGATGCTTATTATGATGAGTACAATGACACACTAGAAAAATATGGATTAACTTCTTATGATGTAAAAGAAGAAGATGTAACCGAAGCAGTTGAAGAAGAAACAGAAGTTGAAGTTATTGAAGGTTATACTTGGGAAGACTTTATGTTAGATGATGACTATTATTCTAACGCAGAATATAAAAGTGCAGGTGGTCCACCTAAATTAACAACACAAAACTATTGTGAATATAATGGTTATGATTCATCTTGGTGTACACAGGATTATGTTGATTATTTAAATACTTGGTACAAAGATGACTGGACTTTAAAAGTAACCAATGATAGTTGGACTAAAGAAAGTAAAAAGATATTTGGTAAACTATATGGTTGGTGTGGAAGTTATCCTAATTATAAGATGTGTACAAATCAACCTAAACCTTGGAAGATGAAAGACTTAAAGAAGAAGTATATAACAGAATACGATTACAATGATTGGACTACATATTGGGACGCATTATACGATTGGTGGTATACAGGTTACGATTACAATAATGAATCAGATGAGGTAACATTAGAAGAAGAATATGATTACGAAACAGATGATATAACTTTAGAAGAAGAATTATTACTTGCAAGTTATGATGAGGAAGAGTGTTTAAAATACGGATATTATTGGGACAATGCGAATCAATCTTGTGGTACTGAATGGGTTGATAATAGTGGTTCAGAAACTACTACAACAGCAAGTGGAGAAGTTTTAAACTATACTACTGGAGATGTAACCCAAACTTTAACTACATCAAGCGGAGGTGTGTCAACAAGTACTACTTCTACTGGAAGAGTATCAACATTAAACAACGATTTTGACGCAACTGCTTCAACTAGTGGTGACTACACAATTATAAATAGATACAACGATAGTCATAGAGCTTATATAAAAACTGAAACTTCCAAAGAGGCAGATATTCAGATACTACAAGATTCAGAAGCTCAACACCTTGATGTTGGTAATAGTACCAGCCAAAATAATATCACAATTATACAAACAGATTAGGGAACAAAAATGGTAGACAAAACTATTACCTCTTTAGAGAGAGAAGTTGCAGACAACAGGACAAGTATTGAGGTGCTGAGAACAGAACTAGAACAGAACTCTATGGTTCATAAACGATTAGATACAGCAATTGAAAAGTTAACAGGTATATCTTCAAGTATTAAATCAATGCTCGCAGTACACGAAGAAAAATTATCACAGGCAGAAAAACTAGACGAAATCATATTTTCAAAATTAAAAGATAGACAAGTAGAGACAGAAACAAGATATGCGTCTCTAAAAGAGAATATGGACCTTACTGAAAAGCGTATTATGAACGAGATTAAATCTATCAAAAATACACTTGGAGATAGAGTAAATGTATTAGAGAAATGGAAGTGGTTGATTATAGGTGGGTCAATAGTAATAGGGTTTATATTAGCTAGGAATTTCCCATTAGTTATTGAGTTGATGAAAGTACAATAATACCTTTTTTATAGGTGCTTGACAATTAGCTAGTATTAGTGTATTATGAATACTAATAATAATTATGAGATTGCTATGTCCAGTTATATTGATTTAAAATACATAAACGAAATTTCGGCAAGATTAGGCCAATTCAAAAAGAAAGGTGACTATCTATTCAATTTTAGATGTCCTCATTGTGGGGATAGTCAAAAGTCAAAATTGAAATCCAGAGGTTACTTCTATCGCAAGAAAAACGATATGTTTTTCAAATGCCACAATTGTGGCCAAGGTCAAAACCTTGCAAACTTTCTAAAGTTTATAGACCCTAAAGTCTATGAAAAATACTTATTAGAAAGATATAAAACGGCGTCACCAGCGACACCGAAACCAGAGTTTAAGTTTGATTTTAAACCTGATATAAAAGATGATTTTGTTAATGAACTGACAAGTATTGCTGAGTTAGACGCTCAACACCCAGCAAGAAAAGTTGTTGAAGAAAGACTTATACCTGAAAAGTATTATGACAAGTTATTTCTATGCAACAAATTTTATGAGTGGGCACATAAGATTGCTCCAAGAAAATATAATAAAAGTAAATATGACCATCCGAGATTAGTCATACCTTTCTATGACACAACTGGAAAAATATTTGCTTATCAAGGTCGTGCTTTTGGAAATGAAACACCAAAGTATGTTACCATTAAATTAGATGAAAGTAAACAAAAAGTATTTGGACTTGAAAGAATAAACTTTGCAAAACATATCTATGTAGTAGAAGGACCAATTGATAGTTTCTTTATAGATAATTGTTTAGCTGCTGGTGGTGCTGATTTATCATTAGATAGTAAAATCTCAAAAGACCAGGTGACATACATATTTGACAACGAACCAAGAAACAAAGAAATTGTCAATCGTATGGAGAAGACTATTGAAGAAGGTTATAACATTTTTATTTGGCCAAATGATATACAACTTAAAGATGTTAATGACTTAATTATGACAGGTGTAACCAAAGTGCAACTTGACGAGATTATAAGTATCAACACATACTCTAAATTATCAGCAAAACAGGCATTAGTAAATTATAAAAAAGTTTAAATATAAAGGATAGAATTATGGGTGAAGAAGGTAAGAAAATTTTTGTAATAAAAAGAAATGGTCGTGGACGAGAAGAATTAGATGTTGATAAAATCCACGATATGGTAGAATATGCTTGTGAAGATATTAAGGGTGTGTCTTCCTCACAGGTAGAAATGAATAGTGATTTACAATTTTATGATAACATACCGACAGACCAAATACAACAAATCTTAATTAAGTCTGCTTCAGATTTAATCTCATTAGAAAATCCAAATTATCAATATGTTGCTGCTAGACTATTACTTTATAGTTTAAGAAAATCTATTAACAGAAGATTGTGGGACCATCCACATTTATTTAAACATACAAAGAAGTGTGTTGAACTTGGTGTATATGATAAAGATATTTTAAATTGGTATGATGAATCCGATTTTGACCGTATGAATACAATGTTGGCACACGATAGAGATTATTCATTTACATATGCTGGTTTAAGACAAGTTATGGATAAGTATCTTGTACAAGACAGAAGTAATGGAGACATTTACGAAACTCCACAACAGATGTATATGATGATTGCTGCTACAATATTTGCTCAATATCCAAAAAGTAAAAGAATGGGTTATGTTAAAAAATATTATAACGCAATCTCAACATTTAAAATTAATATTCCTACTCCTGTTATGGCAGGTGTTAGAACTCCAATTAAACAATATGCTAGTTGTGTACTAGTAGATGTTGACGACACTCTACAATCAATATTTTCAAGTGATATGGCAGTTGGTTACTATACAGCACAAAGAGCAGGTATAGGTCTTAATATGGGTCGTATAAGAGGTATAAACTCTAAAATAAGAGGTGGTGAAGTACAACATACAGGTGTTGTTCCTTTCTTAAAGAAATTTGAAGCAACCGTTAAGAGTTGTACACAAAACGGTGTACGAGGTGGTTGTGCAACGGTACACTTTCCTATTTGGCATAAAGAGATAGAAGATATACTTGTACTTAAAAACAATAAAGGTAGTGAAGATAATAGAGTTAGAAAATTAGATTATTCAATTCAGTTATCAAAACTATTTTACGAAAGATTTATTAATGACGAAGATATAACTTTGTTTAGTCCTCACGAAGTACCAGGTCTATATGACGCTTTTGGTACAGATAAGTTTGATGAGTTGTATTTAAATTATGAAAAAGATACTTCTGTATATAGAAAGAAAGTATCAGCACAAAGATTGTTTATGGACTTATTGAAAGAAAGAGCTGAAACAGGTCGTATATACATTATGAATATAGACCACGCAAACTCACACTCCTCATTTAAAGACAAAGTTAATATGTCTAATCTATGCCAAGAAATTACATTACCAACAGACCCTATAAGTCATATAGATGGCGATGGTGAAATTGCGTTATGTATTTTAAGTGCAATCAATGTTGGTCTTTTAAAATCATTAGAAGAACTAGAAGACCTATGTGATTTATCAGTAAGAGCATTAGACGAAATTATAGACCATCAAAAGTATCCAGTTAAGGCAGCTGAAATATCTACAAAGGCAAGAAGAAGTTTAGGAGTTGGATATATTGGTCTTGCTCATTACCTTGCGAAGAAAGGTTATACTTATGACCAAAAGATGGCGTGGAAAGAAGTTGATAAATTAACAGAAGCATTCCAGTATTACCTGTTAGTTGCGAGTAATGAACTTGCAAAAGAAAAAACAAAGTGTGATTACTTTGACAGGACAAAATATTCAGATGGTATCTTACCGATAGATACTTACAAAAAAGAAGTTGATGAGATTGTAAATCGCAAACTCAGCTTTGATTGGGAAGAACTACGGAAAGATATAGTGCAGTATGGGCTCCGACATAGCACTCTCTCGGCTCAAATGCCTTCTGAATCATCTAGCGTGGTTTCCAATGCCACAAACGGCATTGAACCACCTAGAGGTTTTTTGAGTGTTAAGAAAAGTAAGAAAGGTACTTTAAAACAAGTAGTACCTGATTATACAAAATTAAAAAATAACTATACATTGTTATGGGATATGAAAGACAATGAAGGATATATAAATGTAGTGTCAGTAATGCAGAAGTATTTTGACCAAGCTATATCTGGTAATTGGTCTTTCAATCCTGAAAATTACGAAGATAATCAAGTGCCAGTATCAGTAATGGCACAGGATTTATTATCAACATATAAGTATGGGTGGAAAACATCTTATTATCAAAATACATATGACGGTAAAGTAGAAGATGAACCATTACATCCATTGACTTATGATGAAGCAGAAGTAGGTAGTGTATATCTACAACCTAACCAACAACCAAATATATTACTAGATACTAAAGAAGATATAAAAGTGCCTGTTGTAGAACAGGACGATGAGGAATGTGAAGCGTGTAATATATAAGAAAGAGAGAGTATGAATTTTGTTGCCAATGTACCACATATTCGTTGTTATGTTAAGAAAGAATATGTACACGATTTAGAAAGAGGACACGGAGAGTTTATAGAGGCAGTATTGTTAGCAGTTAAATCAATGAGAGGCAAAGCATTGATGTTTGAAGCATACTTACCAGAATACGGTGCCTGTTTTGATAAGTTTCCAATAAGTGCGTTTGTTTGGAAGAAAGATATTATAGATAGTGAACAATTAAAGTTATCTCAATTAGAACTTTGGGATGCTTTTAGTTATCATATTCAAATATGGGAAAAGACTTTATTAAAGAATTGTAATGTTAAAATATGGATTAGGGATAAAGGTGAAGTATCAGGTGAATATCTATTTACCATTGATTCTGTCCACTCGGACCCAAATACAATAAATACAGGAGTTTCAGAAGTACCAACTGAACACAAACAATTTAATTTTGGTAAGTTAAGTAATGGGCAGTTTTTTGCTCAACCAAATAATAGAATGCTTTGGTACGAACAATCTCTTACACCAAAAGAGTTAAAGAAACCTGACTTTCAGGTTTGTAGTAGATACTATTTTTGTGAACAAGAAGATAGATGGAGATATGGAGACAATGATGATTATTTTTACAAAGGAGAAAAAGTAGATGAGTGATAAGTTAGACGCATTAGTAGAACAAATAGGTAATCTTACTATGCAAGAAGCAGCCGATATGGCAAAGATGATGGAGAAGAAATGGAATATTCAAGCAAGTCAAATCCAAGCTGCTCCAGTAGAAGCAGTAGAAACATCAAAGGCAACTAAAACGGTATGGTTAACAGGTTTTGAAGATAGTAAGAAGATTTTGGTTATCAAAACAATTAGACCATTAATGGATTTAGGATTACTAGAAGCAAAGAATTTTGTAGAGAAAGCTGCTAGTGAGAAACAAGAAGTAAAAGCAGATTTAGAACCAGAAGAAGCAGATAAGGTTGCTAAGTCTCTAACTGACAACGGTGGAAAGGTTGAAGTTAAGTAGAAAGATGACGAGTACCGTTTTTAATAAAACAAAAGGTTTAGATTATACTAAGCAACCTATGTTTTTTGGTGAGGATTTACAAGTACAAAGATATGATAATATGAAGTATCCTATTTTTGATAAACTCACACAACAACAATTAGGTTTCTTTTGGAGACCAGAAGAAGTATCTTTACAAAAAGATAGGTCAGATTGGTCATTATTAAGAGAAGAACAGAAGTTTATATTTACTAGTAATTTAAAATATCAAACTATGTTAGATAGTGTACAAGGTAGAGGACCTTGTTTGGCATTTTTACCTTATTGTTCACTACCAGAATTAGAAGGTTGTATAGTTGCTTGGGATTTTTTTGAAACTATACATAGTAGAAGTTATACATATATTATCAAAAATTTATATAGTAATCCTTCAGAAGTTTTTGATACTATAATAGAAGATGAGAAGATAGAGAGAAGAAGTCAATCGGTTACTCAACATTATGATGAACTAATACAATTAGGTAATAAGTACTCAATTGATAAATCTAAAGTTGATGAATACGATTTAAAAGAGAAACTTTGGCGAACATTGGTAACGGTAAACATATTAGAAGGATTAAGATTTTATGTTTCTTTTGCTTGTAGTTTCGCTTTTGGTGAATTAAAACTAATGGAAGGTAGTGCAAAGATTATATCATTTATATCAAGGGATGAAAGTCAACATCTAGCAGTTTCACAAAGAATTATTAATAACTATCGTGGTCCTGAAAAGGATAAAGTAATGACGCAAGTTATTAAAAATAATGAAAAGTATGTTGCGAAATTATATGATGACGCAGTTGCAGAAGAGAAGCGTTGGGCAACATATCTATTCAGTAAAGGTAGTATGATAGGTTTATCAGAAAAACTTTTACATAACTATGTTGAATGGACTGCTAATAAGAGATTGAAAGCAATTGGTATGAAACCAAGATATGATATATCTACAACAAACCCATTGCCTTGGACTGAACATTGGTTTAATAGTCGTGGATTACAAAACGCACCACAGGAAACAGAAATAGAAAGTTATGTTATCGGTGGAATAAAACAAGATGTAGAGAAAGACCAATTTAAGAAATTTAAATTATAGAAAGATAATGGCACAGAAAAGAAAGACACAATGTCCTCATTGCGAGGAACATTTCACAATTATTTGGGAAGAACAAGATTTAGAACCGTGGACTTGTCCATTTTGTGGTGGTGCATTAGATAAAGAAGATGAAACTGAAACGATTTCAAGTGAGGAAGATGATGAAGATAGTTGGAATTGATTATAGTTTAACTTGTCCTTGTTGTTGCGTAGTAGATGGTGGATTTAATGGCGATAATGCAGGTTTAGATAATTGCAGATTCTACTATCTAACAAGTGTAAAAAAATATGAAGGTTTATTTTTAGATGGTCAAATACAAGGTGACTATTTTCCTGATTGGAATACACAACAAGAAAGACACGATAATATATCAGAATGGGTATTTAATACGGTAATAGGAAGTACCGTAAATCCTATGGTATACATTGAAGACTACTCTTTTGGAAGTAAAGGAAGAGTATTTAATTTGGCAGAAAATACTGGATTATTAAAACACAAACTATTTAAAAAAGGTATCAAATTTGAAACATTGGTTCCGTCTGTAATTAAGAAACTGGCAACAGGTAAAGGTAATGCAGATAAGGAGAAAATGTATGATAAGTTTTATGAGGAGACTGGAGTTAATATGATGGAAGCTTGTGACCAGACTACTTTGAACAATCCTGTTACCGATATAGTAGATAGTTTTTACATAGCAAGGGTGGGTTATGAACAATCTATGGAAAAAAATAACAAACAAAGATAGATGGATAGGACTTGCAATCGCAGTTTCTTCCGTCTATATTCTATCTGAAGCAAATATAGATACACAATGGATAGGTTGGTTCCTTTCAATTATAGCTTGTATGATGTGGGTCTGGTTCGGATATAGAGATAAAGACTATCCTAGAGCATTGATGGAATTGATGTATTTACTACTATCAATGAGAGCAATGTACAATTGGCTCATATAAAACACCCTAAAACCCCCTAAAATCAACAAAAATAACCAAAAAAAGTGCTTGACAAAGTACTGGAAACCTGTTATTATGTATATATGAATAACAATCAATATACACAAATACTAGAATGGTTAGGAACCTTTACATTAATTGTAGGGGTTGGTGTTAATTCACTTGGATACTACCCTTTAGGACCTATTATAATGATATTTGGAGGTCTTATATGGGTTGTAGTCGGAATACTATGGCAAAAAATGTCTATAATCACTACAAATCTAATAATAACTATTGTCTCATTAATTGGTTTAAGTATCAATTATGGGTTGTTTGGATAAGAACAAAAAGAGAACAAAATGATGAATTATTTGCTTGACAATGATTGCGAAAACTGATAGGATATGAGTATGAAAACAACAAAAAACACTAATAAAATGTATACCAGATATTATGTTTATTATAAAACTTGGGGATTAAAACTTGTAGATAAAGTTTTTGATATTAATAGAGTTATAAACAAATTGAAAAAATGTAAAGTTGATTTTGTTAATGTGAGAGTTGGCAAATGGGATAACGGAATAAAACTTCCGTATTTTATGTTTGATACAACTACACCTGATAAAGTTGATTTTTATTTATGGTATTCAAAACATAATAGTAAAAAGTTTGGACACAGATATACTTATTTCAATGGTATGATGTCTAAAAAATTAAGTAATAACAATCTAATAAAAGGAGTACACTATGTCTAAAGTAAAAAATATGGCGTGGGATAACGCAGAAACAGAAGTTGATAATATAATTGACAATATGAATAAAGGTGATTACAATTCAACCGTTGCTAAAAACAAAATACTTGCAGTTGATAATGTTGAACTTACAGGTATTGACGAAAACAATGTTGATGAAGTAATTTACGAAAATACAAAATAATGATTACAAGTTTTTTTATATTAATGATAATAATGATGACAACAATAATACTATTGAGAAAGGTACTATCATAAATGAACGCATTAGTTAAACATATTAAAACAATGAACGCAAAAACGCAAAAGTGGATTGACGAAGATCCAAAAAACAGATTTGGCGGTAAGTTAGTTGAAGACTTAAATCATTGGAAAGATTATGGAGTGCATACACCAAAAGACCTAGACAAGTACCTTGCAATTCAAACTTGTTATGAGGTGACTGCTAGTGCATATAGTAAATCATATGCTAGAAGTTTTAATTATGACAAAATGTCTATTGAAGAAATTGAAAAATTAACAGATGAAATGTC